AAGATACCCTAAAGTATTAGTCTCATGTCCTGCTGCCGCTGTAACTGACGCTGCTGCCTGAGCTGCATTCTCTTCTGCATTTTGAATATCTATTATATTCGTAGCATTCGTGTTTATACTTGCTATATTATCAGATACAACTTCGATTAAAGAAGTACCAGTACCACCTTCTACTGCATCTCCTATACTACCATTATCTTCTATATGTTCCCAGTTATTAGCTAAGTCGTTACCTATAATATCTATACTTCCAATGCTATTAGCATTAATATCAATAGCGGCTTTACTGGCAAATAAGCCATCCAATGTAGCTTTATCAGCATAAAGACTGTCTAACTTTGCTTTATCAGCGTAAAGACTATCTAACGTAGCTTTATCGGCATAAAGACTATCTAACGTAGCTTTATCAGCATAAAGGCTATCTAACGTAGCTTTATCGGCAACGATGCTAATAATCTCATCAGATAATCCAGCAACTACAGCAATATCTGTAATAGTATCTGTCAGTCCATCAGGTGAATCTCCAACTCTAACTTCAATTTGGTCATATACTGATGCAGAGAAAGCCTCTTTAAGTACAACTGAATTGTTGATTAGAGACCATCCATCACTACCTAAAAGCACCCAAATATTAGTACCTACTAACCTACTATAAACAACAGCATGTTGCTTAGTCGGTATAGGTTTTGTTTGAGGGTATGTTCTACTCCTCCCGTCAACTGGATAAAAACTTGATTGTAAAGCCATCTATTAAACCCTCCTACTTCTTGAGTTATAATTACCCTCTAGTGATACTGAGTTAATTCTAAACCCTTTCTCACTATTGTTAGTTATTGCTAACCTAATATTCCTACTATCACCGTAAACCATAGGTTTTCTATTGACAGTGTATCTACTTTTAACTTGTCTTATCGAATCTCTTTGCACATCTCGAACCTCTAACTCAAAATCACTATCTACTTCAGAGTTGATTTGACAAGTTTTCATCTTTAATGTACCTCTAGTTTGAGCCACATTACCAGCTTTAAATACCCACTCATCCAAATCTACATAGACTGGGATAATAGAGCCTATATCTTTTTGACCATAATTTATAGTCCAATTTGTGAATGTCCAATCAGTCACACCATTTTGGAATAAAGTGTTATATAATAGTTGTGTATTAGAACCTATACAACTAAAGTTAAATCCAGTAAATACTGTTCCATCAGCATCATTAATAGTTATTGTTACACTTGTAACATACTCAGCGGCATTTCTATTTAGTGTTAATGTTCCATTAGTAGCCGTATATGTGGCACCTAAAGATGTTCCCACCTCTATAACATAAGCACTTATAAGGTTGTTTGATAATGATATAGTAATATCATTAATCATCTGAACATTACAATTATATACCAATGTTGAAGATGTAGCTGTTTTAACTATATTTTCAATTACTGTAGTATCTTCAACAAACTCACTTGCATCGACAAAATACCCTTTGTAATCTTGAGGGTGGATATGTTGTACTTCAAAGTTTTTAGACGATGTTAAATCGTCAGGGCTACCTATCCAAATGCCGTCAGCCGTCCATGTATCAGAGCCATCCCAAATACCTGAACCCAATACCCCATCAGATACAGCTGAAGCTTGAACACGATTAATGAGAATATTCAAATTCTTACCAAGACTGAACGCATTATATACATGTCCGTTATATTCCCATTTAAACCATGCTGATTGGATTCTTTCATCCGCACTATCTAAATATTTATATACAAAAATTGTATCATCGCTTGAGCCCGTACTAATAAATAACATATTATTAATCGAGCTACCATGTAAGGTCTTAGCGTCAACTGGTATATACTTCTCAGCATGAGCTGTAATATCTACAGCTTCACTAATCCTACCATCACCAAAAATGTGATACTGCATTACAGCTGTGTAATCACCTCTTCTAGCACAGAAGAATACTTTATCGTTCATGAAGATAGGTCTGATATTCTTATTAATCTCATACGCACTTGTTTGAGATACTTGAATAGACTTAGGTGAAAGTATAGCTCCACCCTCTAACTTGAACTGAGCCTTATCTGAAAAGAGTATTAAACTATCTTCAAGATAAGTAGCATACTCTAACTGAATAGCTTTAGTCGTGTCAACTGTAGTATCGATTCTATCTGAATCAAGAACAGCTGTTACAGTAGTTCTAAAGAAATTACCATAGACACCAACTTCAGACATCACAACATTTCTTGGTGTAATAAACCCAAGTCTATTTTTAAAGAAGAAAATATCTTTAATGCTCGAACCGTCTTCCATGAATGATGGTAGAGGGTTGCTATCGTTATCACCAATAGCTCTGCTTACCCATCCATCCCATTGTTTGAGAGTAAATAGGACATCACCAGTAACAGCATCAAACTCTCTAACCAAGATATGAGGCATAGTACAGTCTAAAGGAACTGTCTCTATGTTAGGTTTGATGGTCTCACCCCATGAACCGTTAGAGTACTTTAACCAGTATCCTTTAAACTGAGACGATATATCGCCTTTGATATATACATTACTTTCTCCAAATCCTAATTTTTTAGGTAACTCGGTATAATTACCGACCTCTTTAGCCCACCCGAATGAAGCTTGATTACCATAGCTGTCACTTGTCTCAACAGAAGCTATGGTATCTGTAAGAGCTGTAATTTTAACTATAGACCCAACAGCAATAGCATTGAAGTTAGAATTAGCGTTTATAGCAGATGCTATAGCCGTAGCAGCAGTTTCAGTAGTTGTAGATGCTGTTTCATTATGAGTGACAGTATTACCACTATTGTCTGTAACTGTGACATTATAACTATACGCACTTGTAGGATTAGACGCTTTAACCCATATAAACCCTTGAAAATCATAGGTATTATTGGTTACTATAACAGTCTCATTAGATATAGAACTTGTTACACCATCTGAGTAGTCAGCTTGTACTGGCACTAACTCAGTCTCAGTCTCACTAATAAAGTTAGATGGCAAACTTCTAAACACTGTAGTATCGGGTGTAATTGATACAATCGCATCAATAGGAAGACCATCGTATCTTATAATACTAATATCAAAATTAGAATCGATAATCACATTATAATCAGTTGATGGTAACATCTCTTGGATTCTTAATTTAATATTCGTCATCCAACTAGCAAAGGTCTCTAAAGAACTCAATCTAACATTGTTTGTTTCATACGCATCATCATACTCTACTGTAACTGGAGGAGTGTAAGATGCGGTCTTACCGTCAATAGTGATGGTTGTAGTGGCGGGTTTAATATCATAAATGGTAAACGATACACCACTAAAACCGGTATGGTAAAAAAGGCTATTACCAACACCAGTTAGAATATTACCATTAATATCTTCTAATCCTATTTTATCTTGCTGAAAAGTATCAATATGCCACGGTTGAGGGCTATTTGAATTCTCCATGTGTCCTTCAAACTTCTTAAACTTATAAGGAGCGTATAAATTAGCGTCTATAACTGTAGAAGTATTAGGACTAAAGTTTAACTTCTTAACATATTTAGTCTCTTGAACTGTAGTATCACCAGCGTAAGACTTAAATAACATTCTAGGTTGCACATTCTTATTGAGTAAGAATGTAGTATCTTTAATGGTCACAGCTGAGTAACCTATAGAGCCACCAAAAGGAGCTAGGTAATTCTTAGCTTCATCGTTATCAAATACAAGACCATCGTTCAACTCATTGAATACCGTACCGTTAACTGTATCTACAATGAACATCCCTTCATCAGTAATATGCACAGAGTACTTTTCCTCATTGTCACCAGCAAGACCTCTATCATACGCATAAACCCACATATTATCTTTATAAGGGATTGTATCAGTCAAAGATAACTTAGAGGTAGGATTCCTTTTTAATAACCCATCATTTACAGTTGGATGAGCGTTAATGGATTCCTTCACTTGCGTAGGTAAGCGGTGCTCTGCTGCTTGTAAGTTCACACCACCATATAGAGAATCTTTTGAGTTGGTCACTAACGCGTTAGCCTTAGCCATTAAAGAGCTCCACTTTGATTATAGTTCTGACCGTAACCTGAGTCATACATATTGTTTTTCTTAGCTCTATCATTACTCTTACGGGCAATCATACGAGCTTTTTGTTCATCTTCTTTAGTGAACGTATATCCATCAGTATCACCAACTTGACGACCTTGAAATACTCTAGCCGCAGAGACAGTAACATAATGTCTTAATGGATGAGTTAAATCGTTAAAAGGCATATTCCAAATAATCTCAACTGTTTGAGGTTCATCAAACGTAAACGTTTGTTCAGACTTAGAATAAAGCTTCCAATTCCTAACGATAAGGTCATCGTCTGCTGAAGATAAATCAAGTATGTTAAATGGAATAGGGATGAAGCCGCCAGTATCAGGACTCATAACATAGTTAGGGTCTCTATTGAAATGCCAGTTCTCAGAGAGAATAGCCTCTTTAACTTCCTTGATTACATCAAATGCAATCTGAGCCCCAAGTACGTTATCAGCATCCTCTTCATTTTCTAAAGGGGGTTCATTGATAACTTGAAGAAGTATGTTAACAGCGTGTAGTAAATATTTTTGGGAATCAATTTCAAATTCTTGGAAAGCCATAAGAACTCCTTAGTGATACTCCCCGAAGGGAGCATGATAAAGAGCGTGGGTTACACGTTCTTGATTGAAGCCGCACATTGTGGGCGAAGAGCTGCAACACCGTTTGAGAAGTAAGCGTTGATAAGCTTAGCGTTCAAGAAGTCAGGTTGAGTATTGATGTCAACTTTAACATCCCAAAGCTTAACCATACCAGCCGCTTCAGCAGTAAACACAAGACCAACTAGACCAGCTGTTGCTGGAAGGTTGTTAGTTTTGAATACTGTTACACCACCAACCATCTTAACATCACCAATATCAAGACCACCGTTGTTAGACGTGTAATCGCTTGATACGATTGTAAGAGCTTGAGGTAAGTACTGGAAGTCAAGTGGGTCAACCGCACAGAACTTTTGGTCAAGAACATCGTTCACTTCCATAGCAGCCGCAGCAGCATAGATAGATTCGATTAACTCTTGTCCTCTGTCAGCTGCTACACCAGTATCAGCAAGACCACCATTAAGAGCCGTGTTAACGACAACAGTACCGTCACCATTCGCTACAAGACCAGTTGCAAGAGATGATGCTTCAACAGCCGCAGAACATTTACGGTCAATAGCGTTAGCCAATTTAGACCCAAGTTGTCTTACGTTCATACCTTGAACATCATATCTTGCTACAGCCTCATCCCATTGGTCGATTCTTCTCGACTCGTATTGAGGTCTATCAAGAGATACGATAATCTCATCTTGTGTACCATTTCCTACTTGTACTTGTGTACCAGCAGTATATGAAGCGATACCCGTGTCAGCAGTATCCTCTTTACCTTCTACGATAAATGAACCAGCAGCCGCACCTTGACCTAAGTTATCAATTCTGATAAGGTCTGCGAATCTAGTCATACGGTAGAACGCTTGAAGAACATCAAGTGTTATGTCACGTGTTAAGTCCGCTGCGGAAGTTGTACCAGTATTAGGAGTATTTGCACCAGTATAAGCCATATTAAATCCTTTCTTTCGTTATGTATTTATTTGTAGTTGTGGTATTGCCAAATAAACACCGAGAAAGGATAATCTTGAAGAGTTACCCGAAGTGATGTTATCAGTCAGGCTTTAACCTAACCAACTATGAGCACCATTATAACTCAGATTATCCTTAAATGTCAAGGGTAAATTAATACCCTCTCCACATTTTAGGGTCTGTAATCCCTAATCTAGTATTATATTTAGCTCTAGCAGCGGTATCATTCTTACCAGCTGGAGAATCTAAGTACTGTTTATCTTTGAAGATTTCAGCTTGACTTTCGTATGGTCTTACACCAACGTTAGTGGTATCACTACCTCTTAGACGGCTAGGATTACCAGCATCACTAGCTGCTTTAGCTGCTTCAAACTCGCTATAAAGACCTTTGATAGTAAACCGTGAGTTAGAACCTTGAATGTCAGCATCAAAAGATTTTTTCTCTGCATCGCTCAAAGTCTCCGAAGCCCATCCGAGCATCGCCTCATAGTTCTCTTTACCACCAACCTCAGCATGAGCCGAATTGATTTTATCTCTAAGTTCAATCGCTCCTAACTTAACATCTCTGATGTCAAGACCTTTTTCTGTGAGTACTTGCTCTATCTCAGGTGTAAGTTCCATGTTGTTCTTCATGAACTCAGGGATTACCTCTCTGATTGCGTTCTGTCTTTCAAGAACTACAGCATCACCTTCGATACCAGCAGCTATATCACCTTCACGCTTTTTAACATCCTCAACATACTGAGCATGTTTATCTTGAAGGTTCTTATGAGCTTCAGCAACTTGCTCAAGATTATCATATTTACCCAAGAGCTTACCATCAGCTGTGATGAACTTCTCTTTAACAGCGTCAGTTATCTCGAAGTTAAGGGCTACACCTCCACCGCCATCAGAAGGAAGACCAGTAGGGTCTCCAGCATCACCAGCTGGGTCTCCAGCGGGATTAGGATTCGGGTCATTACCAGCTGGGTCTCCAGCTGGATTAGGGTTATTTGGGTCTGTTGACATAATTTACCCCTTCTCGATGAAGTCTTGCTCAATGCTGAATTTAAGTGGTCTATCTCTTAGCTCAGCTTTAGATAACTTCCAAACAAGTTGTTTGAACTCTTCTTCATTGATACCATGCTTACGCATAATCATGCTAGGCTTCCAACCTGAGTTGATTAATGCTCTCATTTCTTCGATAGTACACACGGTTTTAACACCACGTTTACGACCAAAGTATCTGTCGTTAGCTTCAGAATACTCTCCATACTCACCAGCCGTAAGTACAGCAATATGAGCTTTTTTAGTTACACCTTGTCCAGCGTACTCTTTTGCAAACGCACTTGCGGGAATCTCATCCACTACCTCAGTTTCAGCTACTACAGCCGTACCAGCCGTACCAGTTTCAGCCTCAGCTTCTTTGTCTTTTTTCAGAATACCTTTTAGTTTCCCTACTCCAATACCCAACTCTTCCGCTGCTGCTGTTTGTGACATACCGCTGTTCAACAGTTCTTTAATCTGTTCAGCAGTTACTTCTACATTACTGTTATCCATAATGCTTCCTTTCTGTTTAAAATTTTGTTACTTAGAGCATAAACTCAATAGGACTATCCAATGATAGTCCTATGAGATTACTTCTCTTCAGCCTCTTCAGCCTCTTTAGCTTTTTCAGCTCTACGAGCTTTCTCTTTTTTGTTCTTCGGTAGGTCAATAGCTGGCACTACTTTAGTTTCTTTTTCTTTCTTAGCCATGAGGTCTCCTTTCATAAGATTTACTGACCTGATGCAGCGTTTTTAACGATGTCACCCGTAGCTCCCGCTATTGATTCATCCATCGCTGCTTTCGCTTGAGCATCTTGACGATTCTTTCTAATCTCATCAACCTCTTTCTTCTTACGAACAAGGTTCTGAGTGTTGATACCATCATAAGAAGCGTATCTCTGAGCTAACTCTTCTTCAACAAGGAAGTCAGTAAGACCAAGTTGTGTCATTCTAGTAACATAACCGTCTAACTTCTGTGCTTCTTGTGAGCGTCCAAGTGCGTCAAGACCAGTAAGAATCTCAGGTTCAATAGTTTCAAACTTGACACCCTTCTCTAACATGATTTGATGTACTAACCATTTTGAGAACTGTAGAGCCATAGAAGAATAGATACCACCTAAAGTAGATTCTTCTAACTCTCTTGCCATTATCTGAACCTCATACGCTGTAACTCTCTCTGCGTTACGTGTAGTTGATTCTGTTGATAAGAACATTTTAGCCAGTTCTCTTTTAAGGTTAGCTTCTCTTTCAGCTGGAGCTTGGAAGTCGTAGTTCTTATTAGCTTGAACTACAGTAACATCGTCAGCTTTACCGTAGCGATATGCTCCAGTAGGTGAGTTGGCGATGTCATCTTTATCCGTTCTACCTATAGACTCATCTACAAGGAACGTGACTTTAGCTGCTGCTAACGCTCCTCTTGTAAGTAACTCAGCCAATTTGTTCAACTGCTCCATATCATCGAAGTAATCTTCTACATAAGGTCTGTGGTACTTGTCACCCGCTACCCACTTCCAACCTAAGTATCTGAATGGTAAGCTAAGGTAGTCAGGATAACTAGCCTCTTCACCTACAAGCTCCCCCTCAAGCTCTTGGATAACTTCCCACTTCTTATCTTCATTGATATGGGCTAGTGTATAGAGCTCGAACTCTTCAGCTTTATCATCTTTAGGGGTAACACCTTCAGGTAAA